CCATGCCCGCAACATGCGGAACCCCGTAGCGTGGGCCCATCATGTGCTGCGGGCGCGTGGCCAACGCCGAAACAACCCTTCAACAGCAGATCCGCCTAGCGCTCGGCTCCCGCTCTGATCTACGCATCTTCCGCAATCAGGTCGGATCGTTGCCCGATCCACGCACCGGCAGGCTTGTCACCTTCGGCCTGGCCCGTGGTTCAGCTGATCTCATCGGCTGGCGCACCGTCACCATCGGCCCAGAACATATCGGCCTGCGTCTGGCCGTGTTCACATCCATCGAGGTCAAGACACCTACCGGGCGGGTCAGGCCTGAACAGTCGGCGTGGCTCTCTACCGTGAACGATGCCGGTGGCTTCGCCGGCGTCGCGCGATCCGTGTCAGACGCGCACGCCATCATTCAATCCGTCAGCCAATAAACGGGCCGGCGGTGCTCGACACACCCCGGCCCTGGCCCACAGCCCTTACCTGCAAGCATGGCAAGACTACCAAAACCGGTTGACTTCAGCGCCGCTCGTCAGTTCCTGAAGATCCTCGGCAAAACTAAAGAAGCCACCAGACTTCGCGCGTTTTATCCCTCAGGCCACCCATTCAAGGCTGGTGACTCAGGCCGCAAAGCGCCGCCATCAGCCGCCATCATCGAAGAGTGGCAGGCCGAGGGTCGCGGCGTTTATGTCGTCATCAACGACGGCGGTGACACCGACTCAGATATCACCGCCTGTCGCGCCATCTTCTGCGAATGGGACAACCGCCCAAAAGACTGGCAGGTCACTGCATGGCAAGAGCTGCAGCTACCAGAGCCATCGCTGCAGGTTGACACCGGCGGCAAGTCGATTCACACCTATTGGATCCTTGACGCGCCAATAGAGCCCGAGCAATGGCGTTCAATGCAGAAGCGCCTCCTTGAGCACGCCGACGCAGATCGCACGCTCAAGAACCCCTCCCGGGTCATGCGTCTGCCCGGCACCTATCACATCGGCCCAGACGGCCATCCAGGCCAGCAGGTGGCCATCATCCATCAGTCAGATCTCACCTACACCCCAGATCAGCTCAACGCCTGCCTGCCCGACGAACAAACCCACACCAGCCTGATCAGCGCCAAGCAATACAAGGACTACACACCCCACACCATCTCAGACATCCAGCAGGCTCTCGACTGCATCCCGCCTGCAGTCCCCAAGTCCGGTCAGTACCCATTCTTCCGCAATTTGCTATGGGGCCTTATCGCAGCCTGCGAGGAAGCCGGCAGCTCGGCCGACCAAGCCGTGGCCATGATGCAGCGCCACAGCCCAGCCTTCGCAGAAGCGCAGCAGGTGGCCCGCAGCAACTGCGCATCAGTCACAGCTGGAACGTTCTGGTATTTCGCACGCGAACACGGTTGGCGGCCGCCACGCATCATCCCGCAGGTGATAGCCGATCACCCGCCAACAGCCATCACAGCCATCGACCCGCAACCCCTCAAGCGCATGGAGGCGAACGAGCTGCTGCAGCAACTGCGGGACGCCGGCAACCTCCGATACAACATCTTCACCCAACAGATCGAACGCAACGGTCACCCTTTAGAAGGCGCCGAGCACTTCTATCTAGAGATCGCAGAACGCGGCGGCAAGATCTCAAAAGAAATCGCCCTCGACTGCCTAGTCAAGATCGCCAAGGCCAACCCATACGATCCGATCAAGAACTACCTCAACCACGTCGCCGCACACGAACAACCCACTTACATCGACCGGCTTGCATCCACCTACCTCAGGCCTGAAGACTCAACCACACCCGAACCCACCCTCTATGACCACATGATCCGATGCACCCTCATCGGTGCAGTGCGCCGCATCTACGAACCTGGCGCCAAGCATGACAACGCAACCGTCCTCATGGGTGAACAGGGCGCGCGCAAGTCATCATTCTGGGCCGCAATCGGTGGCGAGTTCTTCTCCGATGCGCTTAAAGACATCGGATCAAAAGACGACCTGATGGTCCTGCATCGCAGCTGGATCATGGAATGGGCCGAACTGGATCACATCACCAGTAAGAAACACGCCGGTCAGGTGAAGGCATTCTTAAGCCAATCGACCGACCTGTTCCGCATCCCCTACGGCAAAGCGACCGAAGCATTCCCGCGGCGCTGCATCATCGTCGGCTCAACGAACCGCGACACCGGCCTGCTGGTTGACGAGACAGGCAACCGCCGGTTCTGGGTCATCCCCGTCACATGCACGCTCGCCAAACCGATCGACGTGTCATCGCTGCTTAAGGAGCGCGATGCCATCTGGTCGGCAGCGGTGGCCGCCTACCGCAACGGCGAGCCAAGCGTGCTCACCGCCGAACAAGAGGCGATGGTGGCACAACAGAACGAGGACTACCTGGTCGAGTCACCATGGCGCGCACCTATCGAGGCGTGGCTGCTGGCACCTCATAACAAGTCGAAGGACATCACGACGGACGTGCTCCTGGCTGAGGCCGTGGCTAAGCCGGTTGAGCGTCAGACGCGGTCCGATCAGATGCAGGTGGCCAGCATCCTGCGCGACCTCGGATACCAACGAAAGAAGACCCGAGTCGATGGCGTTCTCAAATGGGTCTACTTTTGAGACAGTCGAGTCTTATGAGTCTCAAAGTGAGACAGGCTTGTGTTCCTACCTGCTGGGGAGTAGGTGGGAACAGCGAAACCCTGTCTGCTACTACCTTGTTCCTATGTTCCTACTGTTCCTACCTATATAAAAGACCTATATGGAATAGGGGAGAGGGGGGGTACAGGGGGCGTGGGGAAACTCTTCTAAGGAGGTGGGAACGGTGGGAACTAGGAACAAAGTCAGTCTCACCGGCTCCGCCTACCCTTGACCCATGGCAGGCGGCATCTCCATCGACCTCACCAGCGACCTTGGTAAGGCCGAGGCATGGTCGGCTGCGCTGCTAAAGCAGCTGCCATTCGCCACCAGCAAGGCCCTCAACGACACCGCCTTCGATGCGCGCACGTCCCTGTCCGGCGCCACACGCCAATACTTCGATCGGCCCACGTCATTCACCCAGAAGGGCTTTGGCGTTGAGAAAAGCACCAAGCGCGATCTAGAGGTGATCGTTGGCGCAGAGGCCAAGCGTGCCCGCTACCTGCGCACACAGATCACAGGTGGCGCACGCAGCCAGAAAGGCTTTGAGCGGTTGTTCCTTGCGCAGATCACAGCAGGGGCACAGATCCCCCGCGACAGTCAGTTCGTGCCAACCTCCCTGGTCAAGCTCAACGCCTCTGGCAACGTGAGCCTCGCCACGCTGAAGCGCATTAAGCAGGGTCTGGGTAGCAACCCCCAGGGGGGCTTCTTCGTGGGTACCCCCAAAGGGGGCGACCGACCTGCTGGTATCTACAGACGCAGCAAGGGTCAGCTGTTCCCATACTTCATTGCCATTGATCAGGCAGCGCAGTATCAGCCGCGCTTTCCGATGCTTGACGTAGTTGGCAAGGTCTATCAGAGGCGCTATGCGAGCTACTTCAAGACAGCGCTTGAACGCGCGATCGCTACAGCGCGTTAGAAGGCTCTCCAATGGGCATGGGCCATGCGTCGCGTGGTTTGCATCATGAACACGCAAACGACGGCCTGCACGCCGCTTGCCGGCCGCACCGCGGGTCCTTCCGGGGCCAATGTGCATGGGTCGTCCAAACGCGCGTTTTTCATCTAGCGTCAGCGCCAAAAGCCCGTAAACCCTTGCGGCGCAACGGATCTCACGTCGCGTCAAATTGGACTCAGGGCTAGACCGTTAAGCGGGGTTTAGGATCAGTTAACTTAAGCCTAGTGCTTTTTAACTCTTCTCAGTGCTGGTTACTTTTGCTGAGTTTGCTGCGATTCGTGGATGCACGAAAGCGGCAGTGACTCATGCCAGCAAGAGCCGGATTGCAGCGGCGGTGGTGGTGAAGGATGAGCGCAAGTGGTTGGACCGCGACCTAGCGCTGGAGCTGTGGAACAAGAACACGCGTGCCACGCCGAACTCAAAGGTGAGTCAGGCCGATCCGGTTGACCCGCAAGAACTGCGGCAGCAGATCGACAAGCTGCCTGATGATGCGATCCCGGATCTCAATGAGAGTCGCGCGAGACGCGAGCATTACCAGGCCGAGCTGGCGAAGCTGCAGGTGACGCAGCAGCGGGGTGATCTGGTGCCTGCTGATGAGGTGAAGAAAGACGCGTTTCAGGTGGGCCGCAGCATCCGCGAGGCGCTGGCGAACCTGGCCGATCGGCTGAGCCACCAGCTGGCTGGCGAGACGGATCCGACGGTGATCCATGAGGTGTTGACGCGCGAGCACCGTGATGCGCTGCTGGCGCTGGTGGAGGTGGAGAAGTGAGCGTCTGGCGCGCGGGTTTCATGAACGGGCTGCGACCTGAGCAGCCGCTGACGGTGAGCCAGTGGGCCGATGCGCACCGGCGGCTGAGCAGCAAAGCATCGGCGGAGCCTGGGCCATGGCGCACCAGCCGGACGCCGTATCTGCGTGAGCCGATGGATTGTCTGAGCAGCAGCAGCCTTGTGCAGCGTGTGGTGATGATGTTTGCGGCGCAGACGGGCAAGACGGAGGCGGGCAGCAACTGGCTGGGCTATGTGATCGACCATGCACCGGGCCCGATGTTGTGCGTGCAACCGACGGTTGAGATGGCCAAGCGGCTTAGCAAGCAACGGCTGGAGTCGATGATCACTGAAACGCCGGTGTTGGCGGAGAAGATTGCGCCGGCGAGGGCGCGGGATTCGGGCAACACGATGTTCAGCAAGGAGTTCCCCGGCGGGATCATGCTGCTGACGGGGGCCAACAGCGCGACGGGCCTGCGGTCAGCACCGTGCCGGTACCTGTTCGCTGATGAGGTGGATGCGTTCCCGAGTGACGTGGACGGCGAGGGCGATCCGGTCGCGCTGGCGGAGCGACGAACCACCACGTTTGCACGGCGCAAGATTTTGCTCACCAGCACGCCAACGGTGAAAGACTTCAGCCGGATCGAAGCGGAGTATCTGCGCAGTGATCAGCGGCGGTTCTATGTGCCGTGCCCTAGCTGTGGAGGGATGCAGTGGCTGCAGTGGCCGCGGCTGAAGTGGGACGCAAAGCGGCCGGGTGATGTGCGCTATGAGTGCGAGCATTGCGGCGAGCGGTTCGAGGAACTGCACAAACCGGCGATGCTGCGCGGCGGCGAGTGGCGCGCTACCGCACCGGCTGACGGCCGGACTGCGGGGTTCCATCTGTCGGGGCTTTACAGCCCGCTGGGCTGGTGCAGCTGGGAGCAGCTGGTGGATGACTTCCTGCGGGCCAAGGCTGACGCGCCAGCGTTAAAGGCGTTCGTGAACACAAGGCTGGC